GGGGTGTACGTTCTGTCCTCCTCTACCCTGTACTTGATCTTTGTCGTCTCGTACTCAGCCCTTACGCCTAGCTTCTTAAGCTGATCCGCTACGGTTTCCTCAAGGCCAGAACGATAGCCAGCCTTGAGTGCTTTCTGTCTTATCTTTGATTTGGCGGGTACCATACGTCTTCCTCTTTGCGTCGTAGCCACAGGAGACGGGCGTTAGTGAGTACACGTTCCTCGTCGTTGTCGTAAGCACCTAGAACCTTGTCGTACAGTTCTTGCTCCGTAGTGCATTCCGACAAGAGACGTTTAGCCTTCACAGGTCCGATACCGTGGATGCCTTCGATGTTGTCCGCTCTGTCACCCATAACGATCTGGGAGTAGAAGAACATGGTACCCTCGAACTCACCTACGGATGCCCACTCACCTTTGTTGGGGTTGTAGTGACGACAAGGAATCTGTTTGAAGTCCTTATCTGTCGACACAATGGTGCAGTCGTAGGCAAGCTCTGTAGCACGAATAGCAATCAGATCATCAGCCTCTTGACCACTACTGACGACAGCATCCCACGCCTCAACAAGATGTCCACGTACAAGACCAAGGTGTTCAGGACGTGGTGTATCCTTACGGTTAGCCTTGTACGTAGGGGACAGATCGTAGCGGAAGTTTCCCTTACCCGTCAGGAACACCTCCAACTCTTCCCCTCTTGTCGTCGTATCGAAGGCGATGTTGTCCATCAGTTCGTCAGCCTTCTCTTTAGCTGTCTCTGCTGTCTCACCTTCGGTCGAGTAAGCTGCCCTGTACGCTACGATATCCCCGTCTACCAGAACCCTCACTTGATATCACCTTGGTTCCAGTAGTCCCACCCCGGTGTGTCCTGAGGCACGTCCTTGTGGGTCCACTCAGGGATATGCTCCATCTCGTAGTCCCCTGAGAAGTAGATGTAGGCACGGACCATACTGTCTAGGTCTTCCCAGTGCTCCTCAAGGTCTTCCCGTAGAGCCTTAGGTAATCCACCTTGCGTACGGTTACGGAACTCAAGGGCGTCGATAGAAAGGCGAAGCCCAAGGATAGTCTCACGGATACGGTAGGTGACTAGGTTGTCGACAAAATCACTCAGGAGAAATTCGTCGAATAGATCGTAGGCATCTCTGTTCATTTTATCTCTTCTCCAACTAGGGCTGTCCAGCTTACGGGGTAGATTTCTCTCATTACTTTGTCGATCTGCTGTGCTACCAGACGTGTCTCGTACTGGGTGTCTTCCTTGAGGCGTAGGTTGCACATATTCGCGAAGGCATCCATCGAACCTGACCAGTACCATTCGGTGTACATCGACTGAGGCAGAACCATACGGGCCATTTCAGGGGCGACACCAGACTCAAGCAGCATAGAGTAGTAGTGTAGAGCATCGTCATGCCACTGGGGTAGAGCATCCGTCTGAATGTCCTTAACGACACCCTCAGAACCTTGCTTCTTATCCTTGCTACGACCCCGCCACACATCAGGTACATAGAACTCAGGTTCACTATCGACATAACGACGACTAATCTCATTCATACGCAGGTACTCATGTTTGACCAGTTGTCGTGCTACGAAGATAGGTGCCTTGATGTGGAAGGATGCGAAGCAGTGGCCGAAGGGTGAGTAGTGTCCGTGCTTGGCAAGGTAGTGGATCAGCTTGGTGTCTTTGTCATTTACAACAGGCATATCCCCACACCAATCACCCATATCCACCCAACGTGTTTCTTCACAGTGAGACTTCTTACCGAAGCTAACCCGTGCTGCGTTGACGACAGACAGATCACTTCCCATGTGGTCGATATACGTAGCCGTGATAGCCATTACGTTCTCCTCTGGAGGTTAGGGGGAACTTTCGCTCCCCCTTAGTATCTTACCAGCCGATAGCGCCAGAGGCTTCGAACTGCACCAACTCAAGGACGCCTACCTTCTCAAGGCGCACAGAGGCAGTGGAACCTTCACCGTAGATGCTGATCTGAACGGCAACCTTAGTGCCATTCCCAAGCTCACCGTCAATGTCCATATCCCAAGCCTTGTCGGTCTTGCCGTGGGTAACCACAGGAGCACCACCGAAGTCTTCGATCTTAGGGTGAACGTTAGGACGCTTGAGCTTCATGCCCTTACGACCACCTGCAGCTTCGATCTCACGGACCATAGGGTTACCCATCGACTTCTGAGGGAAGCCAAGCTTGAGCATCTTCTGCAACTCTTCTTCGTCTTTCGGAACGAACATGCAGTTGTACTGGCCTTCCGTGGCCTTGTGGTATTCGCTATCGTCGATGTTACCGGGGAACACACGCGCCCAGTAGATTTCACCTTCGAACACACCAATTTTCGTCTTACCCATTTGTCGTCTCCTTTAGTGGGTGTCAAACCAATTCCGACCGATATCAGTCGATCCTGCGAGAGGGCATAGTATACTGAGTTTTACCCCGGTGTCAACAATGGACTGACGTTGGATGGAACCCAGTAACTCTGCCTGTTCTTTGTCTCCGTACACTTCCGTCTGCCATTCATCATGAGGCCACGTGACTAGCTTGAACTTAATCCCCATTTCTCTTGCGGAGTTTGTCCATCTAAGCGCCGCATGTTTCATGACGACAGCCTCACCATTCTGTAGCAACCCTGCAAGTGTCTTGTGTTCGTTAGGAACCTTGACCTTGCGTCCGTCCAAGCCCTTGAACCAACCCATCTCTGCGATGTGAGGGATCACTTGCTTCTTTAGACGACTCAGACCGTTGATACTCTCCATGAAGTTTTCGACAG